TAGATGAAATAAACTTTCCTAAGTATCAAGTTGTTATGGCAGATGAAGGACAGGATTTATTTACACTTCAAAAGGAAATTTTACAAAGATACATCAAGCCAAGAGGAAGATTTATTGCTGTAGGAGATTCAAAACAGCTTATTTATAATTTCATGGGTTCTGACTTGGATGTGTTTAATTCCATAAAAGAAATGCCGAATACAATTTGCCTCCCACTTTCTGTTACTTACCGGTGCGCAAGACAAATTGTTGAAAGAGCAAACGAAGTGTTCCCTGGTACGGAATGCACTGCCACAGCAAAAGAAGGTGTTGTAAGGAGTGGCGACATCTTTGAAGCTGAAAGTGGGGATTTTATTCTTTGTAGAAACAATTATCCTTTAGTTGTCACTTTTATTATGTTGCTGGAAAGAGGAAAGAAAGCATCCATCATGGGACGGGACTTCGGGGAAAGTCTTTGTCGGTTGATGGATAATCAAAGTTGTTTGGATGATCTATACCTCTTATTGGAAGGTAAAGCCTCTAAATTAAAAAAAAGAGGTTTATCTGAAATTGCTATTGCTAACAATGCTTCTTATATGACATTGAAAGAAAAAGTTTCTATCATTGAAACTCTGTATAAGCGTTTTTCCGGTTCTTTTTTAGCTTTGAAACAAAAAATCAAAAACATTTTCTCTGATGATAAAACCGGCATTATTCTTTCTACCATACACAAAAGCAAAGGATTGGAAGCAAAACGGGTTTTCTTTTTAAACTCCGAACTCATTCCTTCCAAGTTTACAAAGACGCCTAAAGCTCTGTATGCAGAGGATTGCTTGAAGTTCGTTGCCATTACAAGGGCAAAAGAAGAACTGGTTTATTGTCACATAAATACAGAAGAATAACGTTTATAAGTAACAAACAAAAGAAAGAAAAACTGACAATTTTACGTATTTTAACCATAAAAGAGTGATTATGTAACAGTATAATGTTACATTTGCAACATCAAAAACTAAGAAGATGAAAAAGAATAAATTTTATATCATTGTTCCTCATGAAAATGGGAAAATTTCGCTTTTCAATGCAAGCAAAATAGAAGAGCTGGGATCTTATTTACCTTCTATGGAAGCTGTAAAGACAAACATCGAGCTTCAAATGGCAAAATGGAGAAAGGATCATTCCTATAAACCGCAACCGTTAATGTTGGGTGTTCCTTTGGATGTATTCTTGAAAGTGAAAGCCATTACAAAAGGCAAATGGAATGAGATACCTTTGAACCAAGGCTGTAATGGCGTACCATCCGTTCTTCTTATCCCTAATAAAAAGGAAGATGGGGAAGAATGACGGAATCACAAAAGATGTCCTTGTTGCTTTAGACAGTGACGCAAGAGCCATGAGATGTGATGAGATATATGAAACCGGGCATCTCACTCTTGCAGTCACATTAAAAAATCATTCAGAATTTGGGAGGGAGCTTGCAGAGTGTATCAAAGACGGTTACAACCATGTAATGAATTTTACTTTAAATACCGGCGACAGCTTCAAGGCAACAGCAGGACTTCTTGTAATGGATATGTGGGGAAACTGGATGTCTTTGTTGTCGGCAGAAGGGATACCGCTTTTCTCCTATGATTTTCCCGCATGGAGAAAGAAAGCCAAAAAGTTTCTGTACATAGAAAAAGCATCTTTCCTTCCCGACCCGGAAATAACCTACAATTTCAAGATAGAATCACCGTCCAAGAATTTTGTTATTATTCCAAGAGGTAGCGAAGGGTGCGATTTTACAAAAGGAATTGTTTTACAATCATTAATCTGAAGCATTATGTATTTTGAATCAACTATAAACTATTGGACAGACAATCCAGACGGTTTTAAACCACCGAGAATACCTGTTAAGAGAACTATTCTTGTCAGAGCTTACACCTATACGGAAGTAGAAACGATCACTACTGATTGGGGAGCGAAAGAAACAAATGAAGACTTTAGGATTTCTCCTATCAAGGAAACAGATATTATTTCTGTAGTAGGGAATGGAGAGAAGTTTTTCAAAGTCGTTTCCTATTACCCGGAGACAACTCCTAAAGGAAAAGTAAAAATACAGAAAGTTGTTTTAATAGTTCGATCAAATTCCGACACAGAAGCTATCGAAAGAACAAAGTTGTATTTTGATTTTCTGTCGGATATTGAAGATTTAGTGATAAAATCAGTTACATTGACTGAATTGGAAACATACATAGAAATAGATTAATGCCATGAATGTACTTAGCTTGTTTGACGGAATGTCCTGTGGACAGATAGCGTTGAAGGAATTGGGAATTGAACCCGGCATATACTATGTAAGTGAGATAGACAAGTTTGCCATAAAGCAAACGCAACTCAATTTTCCCAATACGATCCAATTAGGAGATGTTAGAAATATAAAAGTGACTGATTTAGAAAGAATTGATTTGATTTTAGGAGGAAGCCCTTGTTACAATTTATCTATGATTGGCAGGAGAGAAGGCCTTTCTACAAAAGAAAACATTGAAGTTCTTTCTTTAGAGCAATATCTTGATCTAAAAGAACAAGGAGTTGAATTTATAGGTCAATCTTATTTGTTTTGGGAATTTGTTCGTATTTTAAAAGAAGCAAAGAAGATAAACCCAAATGTCCAATTTCTGTTAGAAAATGTGGAAATGGGCAAAAGGTGGGAATCGGTATTCGATAAGGCTTTAAATACAAAAGGCGTTCACATAAACTCTGCGTTGGTCTCTGCGCAAAATAGGAAACGTATCTATTGGACAAATATAAACGATGGCAGTATTCCTTTGCCGAAAGACAGAAGTCTTGGAAGACAATCGCTTTCTTTCAGAAAAAGCATTGGCAGGGCTACAACGACATCTTGAAAGAAATAAATCCAATGGAAACGGTTTTGGTGTAGATTGCAGAACAGAAAACCAAAAATCCCAAACATTATGTCTTGGTGGTGCCGGCATGTATGATCTTGTTTATCAAAAAGACAGAATAAGAAGGCTTACTCCTGTTGAACGTGCAAGATTGCAAACAATACCGGAATGGTATAAATGGGAATGCAGCGCAACACAACAATGCAGGATGCTTGGAAACGGCTGGACAGTAGATGTAATCGTACATATTTTAAGTCACATGAAAATGAATGAAATAGAATAAAAACAGTTTATATTTTCCATAAATAGTTAAGATTTATTTTGGGAAATCCGGTCTGTGAAGATATGTTTTCCTACTTTTTCACAAGTACAATTTAAAAACAACAAGACATGAGCAGAAAGAAAGAAACAGAGCTTCAAAAGCTCATTAGACATATTAATTCCATAGACCGTCCATTTGAGTTTTACGATGTGTCGAGATGTAATTTATTCTTTAACGGTACACTTAGAAAAACTATTACCTATCTTTACAGAGCGGGATTTATAGAACGGATTGAAAGAGGACGTTATAAACGCCTTAAAACAATCCCGGAGAATGTAACTACTGTGGAGTTAGAAAAAATGGCTTACAAACGATAAAAGATATGGAATTTTCGACAATTTGCATTGTATTACTGGGAATAATAACGGTTTTCCTATTGGGGACTGTATCTGTTCTTTGGTTGAGAGTTAAGAACTTGAGACACTACTGCATGGCAATAGATTCAAGAATTGATTCTGTAAGACTTAACTATCTCATAGGTTTTAGAAACCTCTTGATTCAGCAGGAAAAGTTTGAAGATGTAGAATACATAGACGAACTGATCAAAGACGAATATCCCGACATAAACCTAAAGGAAGTGACAGTAGAAGACATGCTTGATTTATTATAAACTTTTAAAAATCAATTGATTATGGAGATTAAAGTAAAAAGAATAACACCTATTGATTATCCCTATACAATAGGAAAGATGTACATTGATGAGACTTATTTTTGTGACACCTTGGAAGATCGTGTAAGAGACAAGGACAAGTCCGGTAAATTTGACAACGGGGAAACAAAAGTATATGGTGAATCCGCTATTCCTTACGGACGATACAAAGTTGTTGTAAATATGTCTCCCCGGTTTAAAAGAGAACTACCCTTATTGCTGGACGTCCCTCATTTTGAGGGTATTAGAATCCACAGAGGGAATACAGACAAGGATAGCTCCGGCTGTATTCTTGTGGGGGAAAACAAGGTGAAAGGGAAAGTTATCAATTCCACACCTTATGAACAAAAAATTGTTGCTATTCTAAAAGAAGCACAGGACAAAGGGGAAGATATTTGGATTACAATCGAATAACTAAATTTCCTGTATAATTATTCATAGTTAATCGAGTTGCAAACCCTATTAAAAGAAAGGAGGTGGATCATGAAATAGTAAAATCTATTCTAAATTCCTCTATAAATAAATCTAAGTTTTAATAAAGGAGGACGCCGAAAATCCTTAACAGAGTAGGCGTATTAACAATCTCGTTGTTAGTAAATTACGTTAATCAAGAAAGGGCTTTGAACACAATCTGCAAAAATCGGTTCTTAGCCCTTTCGTCTTTTAAAAACTAATAGTATGCCTTACGAAAAGAAGAATGTTGAAACTCCCAAAGAGAAACCTGCAATCATCCCGGTAAAGAATGTCGTTCCTGTTTGGAATAGTGCAAAAGTAATCAATCTCCCTATCAATTCCAAACATATAGAATATCATGGGGAAATGTACTTAGGTTAAGAATAAGCCCGGAAAATAGTTTTTGTATTGGGTATGATCGACCGGTCATATTTTGCTTTCAATCTGAACAAGATTTCCTTTTGAAGGGCTGATTCTTGGTTTTTCAGTTTCAATACTGTTCCCCGGTAGTCCGATACAATCCATTTTCCGTCTTTCTTTTCCAAAAGAGACAAACGCGATCTTATATCCCCATTTACAAACACTTTTATAGATGGGGATATTTTTATTTTCGCGTCCTTTACATTTACCAGATACTTTTTCAGTTCCGGTAGCATTCTTTTCCTTCCATCACTGCCTGCATCACCTTCCAGATACTTTATAAACTTTTCTACTCCTTTTATCTTCCGGTCTATGCTTTCTTCTTTTTCTTCCGACAGAGCTATTTTCAAATTCCGCCTTGTGATGGGTTTTATGATCGTGCTTCCCCACAAGAAACCATTGGAGGGGCAAAGCTCGTTAAACCTTTCCACTCTTTTTACATAGAGGTTTATCTTTCTTTCCTTGTTCGTCATAGCCTCCCTTTCTTATTTAAGCCGTAAAGCCTTTAATCTGTCCTTTACAGAGGCTTTTCTTTCGTCATCTATGTAGGTAGCTTCCTGTACTTCATAAGGCGTCATTTCGTCTAAGAACTTCTTGTTTTGCTTTTCCAGTTCTTCCCAATTGGCTGCACGGATCAGATCGCCCGGAAACATAATCTTTTCCCTACCCAGAATAGTTTTATTGAAGCCGTTAAAGTCCTTGTAGTAGCTTGTTGCAAGCTGATGTACCAATACAGTAGGGTCAAGACCTGATTTTGCAGCGACGAGACCTATTATAATAGAATTGATGGGAAGTGTACGGAACACACGAGAAACGTTTTCCTGCCCGTGCAAAGTAGCGACAATGTCTATTTTCCCGTCTACAGTCAGCTTTAGTTCATTGCCTTTTACTTCTTTCCGGGCTTGTTCGAGCATGTTTCTTATTTCCCGCTCGAATATCAATGCCTTTTCTTCCTTTTCTTCTGCAAGGTATTTTTGATACCGGTACTGTAGGTCTATTATGATAGTGTTTATGATCTGTAGCCTACCGGCTTCCGTTGCCCCCCTATTTTGTTTTGATG